GTGGTTTTTCAAAGTCGCCTATTCTCGCGGTTCCAACAAGACGAAAATCTGCGTCATTCATACGAGATGGAATGAAGACGACCTGATCGGTCGTCTTTGCGATCCGACGCATCCTGAGCGCAATAAACGCTTCAAAGGGATCGCTGACGATTGGGAGTTTATGAACATCCCAGGTGTTATCAAGGACGACCGGCTTGCGAAGGCACTTGGTTTGAAGCTGGAAAAGCAGTATAACCAGAAAGTCATCGATCAGTTCGGCACCGCGCCATGCACCGCGCTCTGGCCGAAGGAAAAATCGCTCGAATTCTTCGCGCAGTGGAAGCGCGGCGATCCGCGCTCGTTCTCCGCGCTGGTCATGGGATCGCCCACGCCGGATGACGGCATGTACTTCACCGAAGACATGATCCAGACCTACATGCCGAACGATTTACCGAAGAATCTTCGGAAATACAGCGCATCTGACCATGCGGTGAGCGAAAAACAGCAGCGCGACAAGACTGTGATCGGTTGTGTCGGTGTCGATGAGAACGACAACATCTACATCATGCCCGATCTGGTGTGGGATCAGATGGAAACCGACCGCACCGTCGAGGAACTGCTTGCTTGTTTCAGAAATCACAAACCTTCGTGCCACTGGCTCGAAAGCGAGCTCATCTCTAAGTCCTTCGGGCCGTTTTTGCGGAAACGGATGATCGAGCAGAGAATTTACACCATGATCGATCCGGTGGTGCCTTCCAAAGACAAAATGACCAGGGCCAGGTCCATTCAGGGTCGAATGGCTATGAAAAAGGTTTTCTTTCCAGCGTTTGCGCCGTGGTTTCAGGATGCCAAGAACCAGTTAATGCGTTTTCCCTACGCCGCGAATGACGATTTCGTTGACTGGTTGGCCTGGATTGGTTTAGGATTGGTGAAGGAACTTGCTGCAAGTTCTTACCGTCCACCCAAGAGCGATATTCCCAAAACGGGTACGGCTGCTTGGGTTATTCATGCAAGTGAAAATCAAAAGCGGCAAGAATCTCGCGCAAAAGGATGGTAGAACGTGGTTGATTTATCTCTCGAAGACATGATGGGCGGTGGCGACAACCAAGGGAAGTCGCCAAGCGGCGTTCAGCGCGAAGAACCGAAGATCGATGAAGGTGAACGCCAGTCGGTTTCCAAATGGACGCGCAAAATCCTCTCTGCCAAAAAATACTTTGAAAAAGACTTCAAACGGATGCGCGAAGATATGATGGTTGCGCGTCTCGGTGGATCAAAAGAATGGGTTGAACAGGGGAATTACACGGTGCCGATCATCAATCGGTATCTCAATCTGGCGGTTGCATCGCTTTATGCGAAAAATCCGACCGCAACGGCAGAAAAACGCAAAACGCTGGACTATAAACTGTGGGATGGAAAGCCTGACACGGCGTTGGCTGCGCTTCAGGCCGCGATGCAGGGCGATCCCGCGTCGATCGCAATGGTGCAGGACATCGAAAATGGTCGTAAAAAACATGAGATGCTGACGAAGATCGGTCGTACTCTTGAAATCCTTTTCGATTACTACGCGAATGAGCAAAAACCGCGTCTGAAACCGTTGATGAAGTCGGGTGTGCGCCGTGGAAAAACCTGCGGTGTCATGTATCTCATGCTTGGTTTTCAACGTGAATATGCTGAACTCACGCCGGATGAAACAGTTAAACTGGAAGACAGTCGCAATAAACTTGGTGAACTGCAACGCCGGATGCAGGACATGGTTGACGGCGAGATTCCTGATTGCGATCAGGATGAAGTTTATGAACTGCAATGCCTGATCTCTGATCTTGAAAACAAACAGAACGTCATTTTGCGCGAAGGACCGAAGTTCATGTTTCCGCGATCGACGGAGATTATCATCGATCCGCGCTGCACTCAGCTTATGGGTTTTATCGGCGCGGGATGGATCGTGCGCGAGTTTCACAAATCGCCTGAAGAAGTGCAGAAAATCTATCAGGTGGAGATCGGCAAGAAATACACCCCGTATCGGCAGCACGGTCAGGGTGAACTTGCAGAATATCACCGGCGTACCGATAGCGAGGATGAAGGAAAAGGTGCAAAAGATTCCGGCATGGTCTGCATTTGGGAAGCCTACAACAAGGAACTCGGTCAGACGTTCACCATCGCAGACGGGTATCCTGGTTATCTGATTAAACCGAAAGAGCCGGATTACTGGATGGAAGGTTTTTGGCCGGTGTTCGGTTTGACCTTCAATGAAGTCGAGAGTGAAACGGAAATCTACCCGCCTTCGGATGTTCACATGCTCAAGCATGTTCAGGCCGAATACAACCGTTCCCGCGAATACCGCCGGTTGCACCGTGAAGCCAACAAGCCGAAATACGCCGCGGTGAAAGGCCGGTTGTCTGATAACGACAAAGAAAAGCTGTCAAACGCACCGGCTCATGCTGTAATTGAATTCGAAAGTCTCGGTCAGGGTGAGAAGGTTGCCGATCTGGTGCAGCGTTTTGAAAGCGTTCCCATCGATCCGGCTCTCTATGAAACCAATTCCGAGATGGAAGACACGCTGCGGATTGTCGGAGCGCAGGAAGCCAATTTGGGCGGTACATCCGGCGCGACAGCCACCGAGAGTTCGATTGCGGAAGGTGGCCGCATGAATTCGCTTTCGAGCAACGTGGACGATCTCGACGAATTCCTGTCGGATGTCTTCGGTGCGCTTGGACAGCTTCTCATTATGGAATTGTCACCCGAAACGGTCATGGAAATCGTCGGGGAAGGCGCGGTTTGGCCGGATATGGATCGTGAGACGGTTGCCAAGCAGATTTATCTCAAGGTTCGCGCCGGATCGTCAGGACGGCCCAACAAGGCGGCTGAACTGGCGAACATGGAGCGCGGTTTGCCGTATCTGCTTCAGCTTCCTGGTGTCAACCCGTACCCGCTTGGTCAGCGTTATGCTGATCTACTGGAAATCGATCTGGACGAAATTATCGTTAAGGGAATGCCGTCAATTCAGGCTTTGAACGCTCAGGCCGGTAAAACCCCGACACCAGGCGCAACAGGCGCAGGTGGGCCGGACGATCCCAACGCGCAGGGGAATCAAGGCTCTATGAACCAAACCTCGACACAGACGAACGAGGCTGGTCCCCAAGCTGCTTTTACTCAACCAGCCGACGATTATCCTGTCATCCAACAATAACCCTTGACTTGGATGTCGGGGTTTGAGATTATAGGTCATCAACGCTGTGAAGCGTCGAGTTCCTTGAAATGGAGGCTATGAATAATGGTTTCGCCAACCGACACTGAAGACCAAAATGGACCAGCAAAAACAGGAGAATCGTCCACTTCTGAAACGGACCAGGTAAATACGGATTCGTCCGATCCAAAACCGTCGAAGGATGAGCCATCTACCTTTGATGTCGTGATGAACGCCATCAAAAAAGATGACGAAGACGATGACGGGAGTAGTTCAGAAGAAGGTAAGTCCGACAAGTCCAAGGATGCAAAGTCCAAAGACAAGAAAGACGAAGAGGCTTCTGATGACGATTTTGAGGATTTCACTCCTGAAGAACGAGCCGCCTTAAAACGGTCAACGGCTGAAAGGTTTGACAAACTCAAGGGTCTGTACCACACGAGCAAAGAGGAAAACAAAACCCTCAAAACTCAACTGGAACAGGCGACAGTTGAAGCTGGTTACTACAGGCAGTTTGTAGGCTTTCTCGAAGACAATCGTTTGTCGCAAGATGAAGCAAACCAACTGTTCCATGTCGGCGCGTTGATGAAGAATGATCCTCTCAAGGCACTCGAAATCATCACGCCGTACTATAACGAGCTTTTGCACATCACCGGCAATATCTTGCCGCCTGATTTGCAGCAGCAAGTACAGCAAGGGAGAATCACCAAGGAAGCAGCCTTGGAGTTATCCCGCCACCGGATGACTGGACAGACCACTCAGGCTATCCAGAACGACCAGAGGCAGCACCAGCAGCAACGAGACACGAATCGTCAGCAGCAGAACATTGCCGGAATGCAAACCGCTATCGCGGATTGGGAAAAGCAGTGGGCTTCATCTGACCCTGACTACGCAAGGAAGAAAGATCGCGTTCTTGATCGCGTCGAGTTGTTGCTGGTACGGGCGCAGAGGAATGGAACTCTGCCGAAGACGGTCGATGAAGCGGTAAAGCTGGCGAATCAGGCCAAGAGTGAAATCGAGGCCGATTTCAAACAGCAGAAACCGCGAAAGCAGGTTCGAACTGTCGAAGGCGGTGGAACCACCCAAAGCATCCCCGATGCCAAGGATACAGCAGATGTGATTCGCAGAACGCTCAACCAGTAATGACACAAAGGAGCGAATCACAATGTCATTCACAGTACAAGAGCTAGAGAACATCGCTAACGCGACTCTCGATCATCACCTGGACCGTGGCAAGATTTATTCTCAGACGATCCAGGATAAGCCACTTCTGAAGAAGTTCGATGAAAAGGCGAAGACTTTCCCCGCCGGTAAGGAATTCCTGACCGTCCGTGTGAAAGGCGAGTACACGACCACCATTCAGGGCTTCAGCCATGATGATACGGTCAGCTACAGCAACCCTGCCAACATCAAAATGGCGACCTTCCCGTACAAGCGCATCCACGCTGGTATCGAGGTCACATTCGATGAACTGCAACGGAACGGTATCTCGATCAGCGATACCACGACCGGTCGCAGTGAGTCGCGCCACTCTGAACGCGAGATCACGGCTTTGGCCGATCTTCTCGATGATAAGGTGGAAGATATGATGGAAGGTCGCTCTCGCGGTATGAACGCAATGTTCTGGCGCGATGGCACGGCTGATAGCGAGTTGGTGCCTGGTATCAAATCGTTTATTCTTACCAACCCGACTTCCGCATTGGTTGTCGCTGGTATCGATCAATCGACGAATACCTGGTGGAGAAACCGAGTGAACCTCGGCCTGTCCACCGCGTCGCCGACCAGTTCCACGATTGCCCAGGCTCTTCAGCAAGAGTTTCGTCAGTTGAAGCGTTACGGTTCCCCGAAACACATGATGTTCGCGGGTTCCAGCTTCCTTGACGCTCTTGAAAAAGAACTGCGCGTCAACGGCACCTACACTGATAGCGGTTGGTCTGGTAAAGGCTCAATCGATATGAGTGTCGCTGACACCGAATTCAAAGGCGTGTCGATTGTTTACGACCCGACTTTGGACGATGAAGGCGAATCCAAGTATCTGTATATCATCGATACGAACGCTATTTATCCGATGTATATGGACAGTGAACGCAACAAGCGTCACTCTCCTGCGCGTCCTCACGATAAATACGTCATGTATCGTGCTATCACGGATGTCGTTGGTCTGGTTTGCCGCCAGCGCAACACTTCTGGCATCGTAACCATCGCTTAATCAGGAAAGGAAAACACACCATGTTTAAGACTTCTGAAACGGTTGCTGGTTCACCGATTGCCACAAGCGGTACGAAAACTTTCTCGTATCCTGCTGGCACGAGCCAGGGTTCGTTCGCTGCTTACGGACATAAAATGTGGGTTGACAAGTTCCAGCGTTTGCTGAGTTCTCCGTCCGACTTCACAGTGTCCTTCGGCGCGTCTGAAATCACTGTCACCTACCTGGGTGCGACGACTATCCCGACAGGTGCGCGACTGAATGCTCAGTTCAACATCGAAGGTATCGACGACAACGCCGATGCTGGCGAGGCTGTGAACGCGGCAAACATCAAGCGTACCGCTATCGGGTCGGTGGCGCGTGTAACCCTCGGATCGCCCATCGCGGCTGATGCTGATGGTTACTGCGTGTCGCAGAACCTTTCGTCTGCGGGTGTCTTCTCGGTAAGCGGAACGGCTGCGGCTGCGATTGCGGCGGCTGCTCTTGCTGGCGTGTCGACGGTTCCCCGTAACGTGGTTGCATCTTGGACCGGCACCGCCGTTCTGACTGTGACCGGTAAGGATGAGTATGGCAACACTATGAAGGAAAGTTCCGGTTCCGGCACCTCCTTCACCGGTAAGAAAGCGTTCGCCCAGGTCACGGACATCGCCGTGTCTGCAAACGTCACCTCCCTCACGGTTGGTACGGGTAACGTCTTCGGTCTGCCAGCCTTCCTCAGTCACGAGGCCAATGTCATCAACGTGAAAGAAGGCTCTGTCGTTTACGACAAGGCTCAGAAAGTCATGTTGGGCGTGACATCGCCTTCTCTGGCTGATGCTGGTCAGGTTTACGCTGTAAGCCCGATTGCAGGACACCTGGTTGACGCATGGGCGGTGACGAATACGGTCGTCGCAACTGCTGACGCAGGTATCACCATCAAAACGGCAGGTGGAACGGCGGGAACGATCACAATCGCTCTCTCCGGTACGGCTGTCGGCGTTGTCGATCAGGTCGGCGCACTTTCCAACACTGCTGTTGCGGCTGGTGGAACCGTCGAGTTCGAAAACGACGCTGCGGCTTCGGCGGGTATCGCTGACTATGTGGCTGTTATCGAACCAGGCGGTACGTTGGTTGCAGGGGTTTCCTCTGCTGCCACGGCAACGACTGGTGACGTTCGCGGCACCTACGCACCGTTGGCAACGCCGGATGGTCAGACCGAGATCACTCTGCTTATCGCAGAACCCGATCCGACCTACCTCGGCGTGTCTCAGTACGCCGGTTAATGTTTCAAGGGGAGAGGCAGGTTCGCCACCTGCCTCTCTTCAAACTCTAAGTGCGAAAGGCAAGGTACAAAATGCACTACTACAAAGCAAAAGTCCGGTTAGCCGGATCAACAATGAACGAGGTGGAGAAAGTTCTCTCCGCACCGGAAATTCTGGTTCTCCAATACATCCACGGCGTCGATGCCGTAGTGGGTGTTTCTTTCCTGAAAGAAGAGAGGATCAATCTGCGCGAAGAAAAAGAGCGTCTGAAAGGTATCTACGATCAGGCACTCGTGAAGCGCGAACAATCAATCGACACCATTTTCGGCCCATTGGGTTCCGTTCCTGAACAGCTTCCTTCCGATCTGGTCGAGCGTTT